TTGTACAAAATGTCAGTATTGCTGACACAAGATGGCAACATAGCGATTGACTTTGAGGGTCCACCATCTGCAAAAGATATAGAAGAAGCATTTGATAGTTGGAACTCAGATTTTGAAAACACAAAAAAAATAGTCTCGCTGGTGGAATACCTACGAGACTATAGTGATAAACAGTACGAAGATTTAAGAAGCTTTATTCTTTAGGCGGTTCTTTCTTCTCTTTTGGTTCTATTGCTTTTTCGTAATAGACTATAAGTTCTTGCTGCTGCTGTATGTATCTTTTTATCTCTGCCATGTTGAGAGCGAGAGTTTCATAGTCACGCACACTCACTGCATAAAATACTAAGTCCCCGTTCTCTTTCTCAAACTTCTGCTTGAACTCTTCAAAGTTTCTATCTGTAACCACGTAGAAATATATGTCATTCAGGCTAATGCTCTTTGGTCTAGCCTGTGTAGGAATCTTACGCTCTACCTCAATCGTTTTTACTTCTAGGGGCATCACTTTTTGGAAGCTGCTGCACCCCGTCGCTAGGAGGGGTAGCACCAGAAAGAGCTTCCAAAGACTTAAAAAGTTTCTTTGTTCCATTGTTTATTCTCTTCTCTACAAGCTGCGGCTTCTTTAGACTAAGGACTAATAGATTGTGCTTACGCAGCTTACCTATCAACGTGTCCCTGTAATCATTAGCCGCCTGTAGTTTATTGTGCAAGTCTTTGTTTAGCTGTTCAAACTTCTTACGGTCAGCTATCATGGTGTTGATAGTATCGTCCTGCATCTTCTTTGCAGTCTCTAACTTGGCATTGTTTGCAGTAAGAACTTGTATTCTCTCTTGCGTATCTTTGTAATAGTAGTACGCACCGTAACCGACGCCGCCAAGCAGTCCAACGACTATTAATATTATATATACTTTTGT